GTTATAACCATAGACAAGCTGAAGCCAACAGGAAGATAAAAGTTTTAGAAGATAAGATTAGTGAGATTAGTGATAATTATTGCTAACACCTCGCTAAGAACCCGTTAATGGGTCTTGGCGGTATTTATGAACTAAACTAAAACCAAATCAATTAACACTTAAAACAATTATCATTATGACTACTCAAGAGAAAGTATTTGAAACGCTACAGAACACAGGAACTAACTGGACTGTATCTAAGGAGCCACTGACTGCAACCAAGCTAACCGACACTGGAATCATCCAGTTGCCTACTGAGACCTTCGGAATCTTCAGAAGCGATAACAACGGATGGCTAGGGTCTGTCGGTAACCGATACAAGCCTATGCAGAACCATGAACTAGCCGATACGATAGTCGGCATTCAGGACAGGTTCGGTGGAAAGATTCGTGGAGGCGATATGCAGGACGGTAAGAAGGTCTTTTACCAACTGTCTATTGCAGACCAAACCATAGGGCCTGATACTCTCAAGCGGCATATCACATGCCTAAGCTCTCACGATGGTAGTTCCAGTATAGGGTTCGGTAGCACCAACACAGTGGTATCGTGTAGCAATACATTCCACCTTGCAATGAGAGACCTATCCAAGTTCAGGCACACTGCGTCTGCAAGCGAGAGGTTGGAAATGGCAGTGGAAGAGTTCAAGAGGGCTATGGATGCCGATGAGCAACTTATGGAGCGATTCAAGCGATTCACTGAGGTGAAGCTAGACCCTACCATTCTGGAGCGAGTTATGAGCAACATCTTCAACGTAGACATGAAGGACAAGCAGTCTGAGGTATCTACACGTAAGATAAATCAGATAACTAACTTCGAGAAGGCACTCGCTAAGGAAACTTCGGAGAAGGGTTCCACGCTATGGGGACTATTCAACTCTGTGACCTACTACACCAATCACTTGGAGAAAGCTAAGGCAGATGATCTTCACCTGATGTTCGGTTCAGGGTACAAGAAGAACCTGAAAGCATTCAACATCATTGATCAGTACGAGAATGACAAGAGAGCTTTAGTATTTGCATAATATAATTCAATATCATAGTTATTCTGGGGGAGCATATTGCTCCCCTTTTATTTAAAACCAAATCAAGAAATGCCAGACTTATTAGACGAAATTGTTTTAAAGATTAAAAACAGATATGGTGGTAGGCTTAATTGCGAAGACCAATGTGCAGATTTGTATGTATATGTAGATGGTGAAGAAGCACCCATCACAGAAGTTAGTTGTGAGTACATCCACTTTGAAAACACCAAGGTCAAGCTTATAGACTCAGACATACACCATCTAGCTTATCTAAATGAAGTTATTTAAAACCAAATCAATAAGATGAAGACAATCATTCACGTTAACCAACACGTAATCAAAGCCAACGCTAAGAAGTCAGAATGTAATCCAGTGCTAACGTGCAAGACTTATAAGTCAAACAACTACGCACACGAGGCTATAATTTACGGAGAAGATGGAATAGAAGCGGCTAAGGTAATCTATTCACCAGACAAGCCACTAAGCTGCGGTGCTAAGGTGTGGATTGAAACAAACAACAAAGTAGAAATAAGCTAATATGGAAAAGAGCAGGTTTGTTATACAAGATGACTTTGGCAATCGTTTATACAATCAAGTGTTTAATAGTTACGATGAGGCTTGGTGTTATATATACAGCAAGTACCCCGTCATCTACAATAAAGACGGCACGCAAAACGATCAGGAAGAAGAGTTAAGCTCACATTACGTAGTTCATTATAATAACCAAAACAAATAAAAACATGGATTTAACACTTAAAAACATAAAGTACTTTAAACCTGGGTCTGAAGAAACCCCAAACTTTGTAGCCAGCCTATACGACAATGGCAAGCACGTTGCCACCGTCGCTAATGATGGGCATGGAGGCTGCAATTATTTCCAACCAGTTAACGGAGGCTCTTATAGTTCCGTTATGAAGTACGACAACTACAATGTAGAAGCTGAAATATTTAGAATGGTGTATGAATATGACGCAGTAACCACGCACCAAACCAAATCGTTGGTGATGAAGAAGGGTGATAGTCTCCATCTTTGCAAATTCAACATAAGCATTGCAAGGTTAAAGAGGAGTCCAAAGAACAAGGCTTTGCTTGAAGAACATATAAAGGACTACGAGAAGAAAGGTTTTACTATTTTAAACAGAAACATATAACATGAAAGATTACAGAAGAGTAAACGGTTGGGAATTTGAATGGAAAAAGGAACACAACTGGTATCAATGCAGGGGCGAGGTTATGTACGATGATGAACACGACGAGATGCCAGAGCCGTCACTCCTACAAGCTGCTTACGACTTAGCTAAAGAACTACAATCAGAAGGAGTTGAAGCTAGTCCAGAGTGGTCTGAGAAAGGATGGGTAGAAGTAATTGTAACACCTAAATCATAAACTAGAAAACATGAATGAACGCTATAAAGAAACGTGGTATGAAATTGCTGAGTCATATACGGATGACGGAGGCACGATGACCATAGAGAGTACGGACACTCTTGAAGAGGCAAAAGAATGTGCTAGTAATTACGACTTCAGCGCAGAGCCTAATGTTGAGTTTGTCTTTATCGACAAGTGGCAATTGTCAGATGATTGGATTCCCTTAAAAGACAGAAGTTTTGAAGCATTAATAACTAAACCAATTAAAAACTAGAAAACATGAGAGAACCTACAGACAAATTACTGGACAGACTATTGTTTATCGTAACACTAGCATTATTAATAACCGCACTGACTTTCAAGACATTGGTCTTGGGTTGGTAAAATCAAAACAACATGAATAAAGACATAGTAAGCCAAGTGCAAGAAAAAATTAGCAAATCACAATGGACGGCAGAGTTTTGTCATCCACATAGGTGGAAGGATGAAGACATGGATAAATGTATAGACACCCTACACAAAACAATCTTTAGTACAGTAGACGTTATTACTCACATACTAAAGAACATGAAATTATGAATCGTAAGTACCGAACAACATGGAAAACAGACGTAAAAGAAATATCAATGATTACCTTATTAAGCATAGTATATGGGGTTATTTTCTATTTAATCTCCTAAACCCTAAGAAGTGGTGGAAGCTATGGAGAACCAACGAGATGAGATACTTTTTCTTAGGTGTCTACGGATTTATCATTATATTTTTAACACTTAAAGTAGTAATAATTCTATTTGGATGAGCATTAAAACCAAAACATTAACAGTAATAAATACATGCAGGAACGCAGAGCAGTTAAAGGGTGCAGTAAGATATGCAAGGTTAGCGATGCTAGAAAATCATCTTCAGGTGAAGGTGGCGATCATTTCGCAAGCACATGCATTGGGATTATCCTTAGACTCAATAGATTAAGTCAATCAATTAACAAACTAAATCAATTAAACAAATGAATCTAAAAGAAGAAGTTTACGCACAGACCTACAGGTCAATCTTAGAATCTGTAGACGAAGGAATTATGAATGCTCTTCAGGAGGCCGTAGTGATGCGAGAGATGGCTTACCTAGGTAGGAGGCTATCTGAAATAAAAATCAGCGTGAAGGAGATTGTAAAACTGGTTGAGGAGGATTTCGATGTGACAATGGAAGCCATGCAAGGTTCCACCAGACATAGGAACATAGTTATTCCTAGACAGACAATCATGTGGATCATGCGAAATACAATGAGAAACATGACAACGGTATCTATCGGAAAGCTGTTTGATCGAGATCACGCGACAGTACTCCATGCATGTAAGGCGATAGAAGACCAGATACAGACAGACATAGGTTACAGAAATAGGCTTTGCGTAATCCTAAACAAGCTGGGCTACAAGACCAAGTGGTCACCTGCCAAGATAGGAGTGGGAGGTGTGTTTACGATGGAGAAGTCAACCAACCACAAGGAAGCATGAAGTACGTAGCATATTATCGCGTAAGCACAGAGAAACAAGGCAAGTCTGGGCTAGGTCTTGGGGACCAAGTAGACATCGTTCAGAACTACATCTCTAACAAAGGGGAACTTATCAAAGAGTTTACCGAGGTTGAGACGGGTACAAACAAGAAGCATCGCAAGAAACTTCAAGATGCTATTGACATGTGCAAGAAAGAAGGCGCAACCTTAGTAATAGCAAAGCTTGATAGGCTTGCCAGAAATGTAGCGTTCATTAGTTCTCTCATGGATTCCAATGTTGAGTTTGTTGCTTGTGATCTTCCATCTGCAAACAGAATGACAATACACATTCTAGCAGCAGTTGCTGAGAACGAGGCTGAACTTATAAGTAGCAGAACCAAAGCATCTCTCAAGCAGATAAAGGACAAGATCAAAAGAGACGGATACTATATGACCAAAGAAGGTAGAAGGATAGAAAGCCTAGGCTCTTCAGACAACCTTACTCATGATGCAAGAATGAAGGGTGTAAGGGTTAGGCAGGAGAAGGCTAGAAAGAACAAGAACAGCATGTTGGCTAAACCATTTGCAGAGTCGTTGAGAAACAATGGCTCTTCATACAGAAAGATATCCAGCGTCCTTAACGAAAATGGATTCCCTGCTCCTAAGGGTGGTCTTTGGTTTCCAATGTCGGTCAAGAATCTGATTGGATGAAGGGTAAGTATGCACCAGACAAGACGGGCATATACAACGAGACAATCTTAATAGATACATCTAGGACACGATACAGTGTGCGGCTCATAACGAGAGTGTGGGTTAATGATAAAAAGCATCTTGAAGGAGAGGTTGTTGGATACACCGTTAAGAACATTCAATCAAAGAACCAAAAGGAACTACACCCATCTAAAATCATTCAGAAGATACGTGATGGCAAGGTTACAATAGCTAATACAAATAAGGAGGATTATGACATATATCAAGACCAAGAAGAAGATTCAGAAGAAGTTGTCTTATAAAGAGATGAAGCAGTTTGGCGGCATGTCTATGAAGATTATGAGAATGTCAACTGGATTGAGTATAGAAGACCTAGCCTTTCATGCTGGGGTTTCAGTAAGCAAAATGAATAGGTGGTTTGCAAACCCTAAATGCATAAGCGTTGGTGATTTGGTTTCATTTGTAGATGTGGTGAATAAATTAGCACCATCTACCAAATGCACTTATGATGAGTTGTTTCACGCAATACTTATGGATGAATAATGGAAGGATGGGTAAGTCTACATAGAAAACTCTGTGAGCATTGGCTGTGGGATGAGAAGCCATACGATAAGGCTAGAGCTTGGATTGATCTTCTACTACACATCAATCATACTGATAAGAAGTTTCTCTTTGACGGCATGTTGATACAACTTGAGAGAGGTCAGAAGATAACATCCATACGCAAGATGGCTGATAGATGGGGCTGGTCAAGAAGCAAGGTTAAACGGTTCTTAGGCAATTTAGAAAGTGACGGTATGTTGGTCGTAGAAAGTGACACCAAAAAGACACTCCTAACCGTTGTCAATTGGGCAACATATCAAAATGTAAAACCACAAAAGAGCCGCAGAAAAGCCACAGACGAGCCACAGACGAACACAAACAATAATGTAAATAATGATAATAATGAAAACAATAATAGCCCAGAGGGCAAATTATTATTATGGTTGAAGTCTGAGGCTCCTAGGGTTATGAAGATGTCTAAGCCAATTACGTTGGCTCAGGCAAAAAGAATCCTAGACAACTATGACAAGAAGGTTATTTTAGATACCTTCACCGCAATGGAGAACTTCAAGCCGTTGGTTGGTAAATACATGAACGCCAACTTAACATTCAAGAAGTGGGCATCTAGTGCCATAGAGAGGAGTTCTGAGAAGAATCCTACTCAGAAGGGAGGAACATTTGTAAAACCTAAAACGATATGATAAACGTACCCCATGCTCCAGAGGCTGAGAGTTCAGTAATTGGGGCGTTACTTGTAGACCCTACGGTATTACCTGACTGTGTTGACCACCTAACTGATAGTTCATTTCACGACCAGTTCAATCGTCAGGCATACATATCCGTACTGGATATAGACTCTAAGGGCGGAAAGATAGATGCGCTTACGGTATCTGAGCGACTGAAGGAGTTTGGTTACGATGCGTTCCCAAGGCTTGTTGACTTAATGGGAAAAGCAATAGATGTAGGCAACATAGTTAACCATTGTCTGATACTTAGGGAGAAGGAGATAGCAAGGGGTCAAATCACATTAGCTGGAGAACTTCAGCAACGTGCGTTGAACCCTGCTGTTGATCCTCTGGAAACATCTGCATACCTATCCAAAGAGGTTGAGAGGCTGGCGCAACTTAGCGATATAAGTAAGCCCAGAACAAACACAGACCTAATAGATGAGGTAAAGAAGAAGATGTTAGCATCTGCTAATAGCGGAGGCATCACAGGCATCTGTACTGGATTCAATAAGTTGGATATCGTCTACGCAGGAAGGCAACGTGGAGACCTAGTGATCAAGGCTGGAAGGCCAGGTATGGGAAAGACAGCACAAGCCTTGTGCGAGTTCCTAAACATATCGGTCGGAGGTGGTAAGAAGAGTTTATTCTTCTCATTGGAGATGAGCGCAGAGCAACTGATGCAGAGGCTTATATCCATACAGACTGAGATACCTCTGAAGAACATTAGGACGGGAGACCTCTATTCAGAGCAGTGGGATAATTTTGACTACCTCGTTGATCCACTGAAGACAGACAACATGATGATAGTGGATGACGTATACACGCTAAACGGAATCCGCAGTAAGGCGAGAAAGATTGCACAGACTTTAGGTCTAGAAATAATCTACATTGACTACCTGCAACTCATTGAGGATTCTGTGAAGAAGGGATGGTCTAAGGAAGCGATGGTGTCAGGCATAAGCCGATCACTTAAGATGCTTGCCAAGCAACTTGATGTTCCAGTAATAGCACTTAGCCAGTTGAGTAGGAAGTGTGAGGAGAGGGCTGATAAGAAGCCTATGCTCTCAGACCTACGGGACTCTGGTGCTATTGAGCAGGATGCTGATGTTGTGGAGTTCATGTACCGACCCAGCTACTACGAGTTAGTGGATGAGGAAGGTATGTTGGTTCCAGACGATGTAGCTTACTTGCTAATTGAAAAGCACCGACATGGTGCAACCTATAATGTTGAACTAACCTTTATACCCGAATGTGCGAAATTCAAGACGAAGGTATCAGAGATCTGTTAGCCCTTATGGATCAGGGCGCACTGGCAACTGATAGATTCCTAAAAAATACAAACCAAACCAACTTGGATATTCTACTCACAATATCTAACTTGACAATCCAAAAATGTGAGGAATTGAAGAAACTTAAATCAGATGAAAAGAAGCTGGATAACTAAGATAATGGACAGGACTCCAGAGTGGCTGGAGTTCAGGAGGAACGGCATAGGGGCATCAGAGATAGGTACTATCTGTGGTGTTAACCCCTATCGCCCAACTACTATGGAACTGTACCACCAGAAGGTTGGTACAGAAACAAGAAACAACATCCTCAACCCTGCTATGTTTTGGGGTATAGAGCTAGAAAAGGATGTGGCTGATAAATGGCAGTACTACGATGGCAGAGAACTAGGATACATAGACAACTTTGGGAAGGGGAATATACAGAGGAAGGCTAGGCAATTACATGGGTTTGTAGTTAATCCTGAATATCCCTACCTGTTCTGCAACCTTGACAGGATGATTGAGAAGGGTTCCTTTAAACTTAGGCCAGACGGAACGCCTAGCGATGAGATGCTAACGGAAAGATGTCCTTTGGAGATAAAGACCATGAGTTCTTGGGTTCACAAGAAGTGGGATAGAGGCATTCCAGAATACTACGTTACCCAGATCCATCAGCAGATGTTGATCACTGATACCTATTACGGTGAGATTGCTGTCCTGATAGATGGTAGAGACCTTGTGGTATTCCCGATAGAACGGAATGAGGCAATCGTCAACCTGATCATTGAGAAGGGTGCTGAGTTCTGGGCTAGAGTACTGAAAGGCAGAGAGCATTACCAAGCCGCACTGGATGTGAAGTCATTTGACCTAGAGGAGTATGAAAGGCTTATGGGCTATGTTCAGCACTACGAGCCTGAGCCAGATGACAATGACGGATACAAGGAGTATCTATCTGAGCGACATAAGGTTGAGCAGGAAGAGGTTCAAGGGTCTGATGAGATGCTAGAGATGGCCAAGAAACTTCAGTCGGTAAAGGCTGCAATCAAACTACTTGATAAGGACAAGAAGGAAATGGAGAATGCTATTAGGTATAAGTTCACCAAAGAGTTGGCTGACAAGATATCTTTTCCAGGTCAAGGTTACATGAGGTACTATGACAAGTCAAATAGTGTGAACAAGGTTTTGGATGTTAGAGTAACCAAGCCAGATGAGTTTGTCATAGCATGTGAACTAGAAAAATTGAACTTAAATATTGGCTACGAGTAATGTTGATATTTGAATTATTAACCATAACTTAGCGCAATATTGAAGGTAGAGGTAGACATCCCGTACAAGTCTGTAAAGAAACTTAGAGAGATAGCTGATTCACTTAATGTTGTTGGGTTTACCGACACTCCAGATGAAAAATCAGCGATAGAATTTATAGTTAGGAATGCACTTTCAAATAACCAAAATGGAATTGCAAAGATTCACGCTTTGTGCAGGAGATACCTTATGCAACCAAAAACAACCAAGATGTCTCACAAAGCAGACACAAGGGAAATAAAGCAATCATTTAAGAAAACTTTAAACCAAACAATTAAACATGGAGAAATTAATCAAAGTACAGAATGAGCTAAAGGCTCCCAAGAATCAGTATAACGGCTTTGGTAAGTACAAGTACCGTAACTGTGAGGACATACTAGAGGCCGTAAAGCCATTGCTGCTCAAGCACAACCTTATACTCTACTTGTCAGACGAGGTTCGGCAGGTGGGTGACATCATTTACGTTGAGGCTACTGCTATGATAGAAGACTCTGACTCACCTGGTAATGCTTTTACTTCTAAGGCTCAGGCAGGAATTGAGCCTAACAAAAAAGGGATGGACTTAGCGCAATCGTTTGGTTCCTCCTCTAGTTACGCTAGAAAGTACGCACTGAACGGCCTATTCCTAATAGATGACACCAAGGATTCTGATAGCACCAATACTCATGACAAGACTGCCTCAGCTAGGAAGGCCACCCCTATGGAGAGGAAGGTCAGCAACACCCCAGTAAAAACTGCTCCAGTTAAAGAGAAGCCGAAGCTATCTCACAAAGACGGTGATAATTTTCACAAGGCTATTGAGTGGGTTCAGTCAGACGAAGGAAGTATAGAGAAGCTGAAAAAACTATATGATGTAGACAGTGCTACCCTCAAGGCTATTGAGGATTTTATCAAGTAATTTTTTTAACCAATCAATTATATATCAGTATGGATAAACTAAGTTTATCGGGCGTAATCGTCCACATTGGAGACACCCAAGAAGTTGGGAAGAAAGGTTTCAGAAAGCGAGAAGTCGTAGTTGAAACACAAGACAAGTACCCTCAGAAAATCAAGATGGAGGCTATCGGTGACATGATAGAAACCCTTGATGGTTTCACAGAGGGGCAGGAAGTACTTGCATACTTTAACCTACGTGGTAATGAGTATGACGGTAGGTTCTACACTAATCTTCAGGTATGGAGAATAGAGGCGGCTGTTGAGCATGAAATGCCTCTTGATCCAGCAGAAGATGAAGAACCAAATCCAGCCCCCAAGTCAAGGAAGAAGACAACAAAGAAGGCTCCAGCAGAGCCTATGGAGGATGACCTTCCGTTTTAATTTATTATATTCACTTCCTTGAAAGCATAGAGAGTTAGTGGAAATCAATACGTACCAGAAAAGAAAATACTATAAAAGGCTGTCAACACCAAGACGTTAAAACGTGTGAGCGAGAGGTAAGTCACTCTAGCTGGTCCTCAAAACGTATAACTCTCATTTTATTAAGCCCTGTCCATTTGGATGGGGCTTTTTTTATATTTGAATATGCCTTACTGGAGAAACAAAAAGAAAATATCAGAGGAGGAATGGCAAGAAAGGCTAGAGAACAACACCAGGTTTGGGCAGCAGGTATACCAAACGGCAGAAGAAAAGTCTAGGCTGTTCTCAAAGAATATCATATATCTACTCAAGAAGAATGGGCTTAGTAGGGCAGACCTTGAGAAAAGACTGGAGGAACAAGGCTTTGCATTCAAGCCAGTAAGGATAAAAGTTCTAGAGAACTACCACGGAAGATACCCGTCTTTACTAGAGATGTGTTTCCTGGCCAAGTTCTTCGGGCTATCAGACCCGTCATTATTGATACTTAGAGACTTAGAAGCCCATGATAGGTTTACTGCTTCTTAAACTGATTGTCCAAAGCCTCCTCCAAATCAGCGGAATGCTTCAATACAATCATGTTACCGTCACTCATATAGGCAACTATGGACTTTAGGTGTCCGTTTACCTTCTTGGTTCTGGCCCTAAGTATGTCATCTATATGCAACCAAGTGGTTTCCTCTTGGTATTCTGGAGTTACGTAGTCGTATGGGTCAATTCCTAGCCTTTCACTTTCTTCTCTACTTCTCTCTATTTCGTCTATGTTTGAACAGATATATGCAGTGACTCTCATACTACCAAAGATACGAATCTTATATTTACACCATGAATTACATAACTTACTTACTTAGAACTTACTTACTTAGTACTTACTTACTTAGAACACTTTTCCCATATCTCGTGTGTTTC